CCCTGCTTCTAGAGGCACCTCCGCAAGGAGGGCTCTAGTAGGGTGCCAAAAACATTTTGGGAGAGAAAGTTCTCCTCCCAATTCCGAAATCGCTGCATCGTAGCGACTTCGGCGTTCTGCCGTCCAATACGGTAAGGCGGCATCGTCGCCTATACCCTTGAGTACTGCATCTTTGCGTGTTAACCCTTTCACGTATTTCTTCTCCTTTGGAGAATACGGGAAAGCCTTGAGGGTCTCCTCTGCGGAACAGAGAGAGACAAGCATCAAGGGAGGGAAAGATGTGGGATCTCCCATCATCTGCCCTGTGGTAGTTATCACGCCATCCGCAGAGTTGAGATCTGCCAACCAATCGTTCCATTTGGAAAGAATGATGGTAGCATGACATCCCTGCGGATCTTGCCTGAGCTTCCAAACGTTTTCAATTTTTGAATCGTCTAGCAAAGGCGCTCTCGGATAGTTACGAAGGAGGCCTGACGGAAGATAATCTGATGGGGATCCCATCAGAATTTTCTTGGGGCCGAACAGCAAGTTATAATACTTGGTGTACGGCGCCAATACGGGGAAGGCAATTGCTAATTCCTCGTATACCGTTTGGGTTAACCACTGCGGGTGGTAATCCGTCGCCGCGGTACAGTCTTGACTGTACCACGGACCGGATAACCCCCGCAGGTCAACACCCGAAGGACCTCCTAAACTTTCCGAGAAGCGAGGGTCGCGGATCATCACCGAGTCAATGACCCGGCGTAAGATCTGTTGAACAAGATTAACTGCTGTTAAACAACAAGTGGGAAACCTTGTTTTCAACCCTCGCTCTTCAGCCGTAATGGGCAAGATGGGCACATGCTTGAGATTCTCAAGCACGTAAAGGACCCCTTCTTGCAAATACGACTGGAAATGTTCGCCCACTCCTGGTAGTTCCTTCTCAAGAGAACTCCACGAGTGACTAAAAAAGAGATCTACAGGGTCCTTACCCTGTTTTAGGTTGCTGCTCGGATGTAAAGAATCCGACAGTAACTCTAAATATGAACCATCATAGTCTGATTTCAGGCTAGGATGCTCTAAGATCGAGCGAACACGGCGTAGTGCATAACCTAGTAGTACTAGGTATTGCACACCTGCAACATGCCCTCCTACAGCCCTCGGATGTCCGAGTGCTGCATTACCGGAAGGCATTGTATACAGCTCAACTTTACTGGGCACCTTTGGTGACCAGCGTTGGATGTACG